TTGAAATGAACCACAAACAAATGGCAATTACGGCAAGCAAGCACGTAACGCACTCAATCAACCGCAGCGCAGGCCAGCACCAGAGGGCCATGCGTGAAGCACGAGAGCCAATGTGGGCGCAAGAGAGCATGGAAAACGCTGCGGCTTGTCATCAGATCGACATGGACAAGCTGCACGTCCTGTACGAGATCGGCTGTAAGTACGGAATCAGTTTTGCCGACAGCCGCCGCTTATGCGATGTGGCAGGATTGGATTTTTCGGAATTGATGAAATCAACGGGCGACAAGCGTCCCGAGATTGGAGGTGTATTTTGAGTATCGCCTGCATGATATTAGGACAGTCGGGTACTGGAAAAACAACAAGCCTTCGCAACCTAAACCCGGCTGATGTGCTGCTGATTCAAGCGGTCAAGAAGCCGCTTCCATTTCGAAATGCTAGCTGGGTTCCATGCACCAAGGCCAATCAAAAGGGCTCAATACTGGTGACGGATTGCGCTCAAACCATCGTTGGGGCCTTGCAGCGCACAGCCAAGCCAATCATTGTGATTGATGACTTCCAGTACATTTTGGCCAACGAATTTATGCGCCGGGTGCTGGACAACGAAACCGGAAATGCTGCGTTCGCCAAGTACAACGAAATTGCCCGCAATGCTTGGGACATTCTGATGACTGCTGGCAAGCTGGCCGATAGCACTCGGGTCTACATCCTGGCGCATACGCAAGAGGATGAAAGCGGGCGCATAAAGGCAAAGACCATCGGCAAATTGCTAGATGAAAAAATCACGATTGAAGGCTTGCTGACAATCGTCATGCGGACACTGGTGATAAACGGCCAGTATCTTTTCAGCACGCAAAACAGCGGCTCAGATACGGTCAAGACTCCGATGAAAATGTTTGCTGACGAACACATCCCGAATGATCTTGCCGCCGTTGATTCAGCCATCACTGATTACTACTCACTTTCTCAACCTGCCTAAACAAAAGGAAAAACACCATGTACACACTTGACACTAAAGCTGCACGACAAGCCGACACCAGCGGATCACAAATTAAAGAACTCGGAAAATATATTGGGGAGTTCACGCAGGCGAAAGTGCTTGTATCCAAAAAAACAGGGGCCAAGGGAATCGAATTTGCATTCAAAAGCAATTCGGGGCAGAAGGCCAATCTGTCTATCTACACCATGAGTGCATCTGGCGAGCATTACAGCGGCTATGACGCACTGATGGCGATCATGACGTGCATGTCATTGCGCGATATTAAGCCAGTGATGGGCAATGCCACGAAATATGACTTCGACGCAAAAAAGGAAGTGCAGGAAGAGTGTGAAATTTTCCCATCACTGTGCAAGCCCATCGGCGTCTTGCTTGAGTCTGAGGATTACCAAAAGCAGGACGGTGGCGCAGCAATCCGCATGGTTTTGAAGAATGTTTTCCAGCCCGCTACTGAGTTGACGGCCAGCGAAATTCTGGACAAGAAAACCAGCCCAATCCAGCTTGAAAAAATGGTACTTGGCTTGCGCCACAGGCCAGCCAAGACAGCCAAGCTGCTGCCATCACATCAAGCGCATGCACCGTCGGGCAGTGGCTTTCCCGATCTGAACGAAGACTGCCCTTTTTAATCTACGGGGCTTCGGCCCTTGGAGAACCACCATGAGCTTACCTAGCCTTTACTCCCTGACAGACGCCTACCGCACGCTAGCCAGCAAGTTGGCCGATCTTGATATTGACGTGGAAACCGTACACGACACCATCGAGGCCAGTGGCTTGCTTGATGACATCAGCACCAAAGGGCAAAACCTGGTTTTCGTGGTGCGCAGCTTTGAGCAACACGGCGACCTTATCGACACCGAGATTAAGCGCCTGCAAGCACTCAAAAAGCGCCGAAAGAACACTGCGGACGGCCTACGTGACTACTTGATGACAAACATGATTGCCGCAGGTATTACGCGCATACAAGGGCCCCTGATGACAATCACAATCCGGGAAAACCCCGAGCACGTTGATGTGTTTGACGCCAATCAAATCCCGTCAGAATTTATGCGCGAAATACCTGCAACCTACGAGCCCGACAAAGTAAAAATTAATAGCGCGCTCAAAGAAGGCGGGGACGTACCAGGCGCGAAGTTGGTACAAGGACACCGGCTGCACATCGCATGAACCCACAGCACAAAACCCACGGCACATACAAAGCCGACATTATAAAAATGCTGGTTTTGCACAGAGAAATGACAACTGCGCAAATTGCGTTGCGCATGGGAACCACGGAGCCTGCTATCTCGCGGCACCTGAAGCGGCTAACAACGTCCGGCGACTTGCGATTTACTGCGCAGTCTGGAAAGCACTTTTTTAGCATTGCAAAGCAAGTATTGGTCGAGGACGCGATAACGGATAACCCATTCCTGTGGCGCACTTATGTACAACCATTTCAACCTATTGGAGAACCAGCATGAAAACACTACGTAAGGCAGCACAAATGGCGCTGGACTTTATTGAGGACTTGCCCTCCACGCCAGAAACTTACTCACTTTGCCGAGAGCTTAACAAAGCCCTGGCGCTACCTGATGCGCCGGTTATGTGGCAAGAACTCGATAACGAGGGCGTGCCAATGTGTGATGAGGGCACGTTTTGCGAGGACGCTACCGCCTTTGACAATTCTCGCCCACTTTACACCGCCCCACAGCCAGCCATTGCGCCTGAGCTGCTGACGGATGCTGAAATATACGGGCTGTGGGAAAGCGATATTGATGGCTTCTTCGCTCCGAGCGACGCCTTCCACGACGCAGCCCGCGCCATCGAAGCGGCTATTCACGCAAAGCAAACCGGGAGCAAGCCGTGAACATCACCATCGTTTCCCTGGCGATTTACTTTGCCATGTGCATCAGCATTGCAGGCAGCATTGTTGCGGTCCTGCTGATGCCTGATCCCGAGGATAGCAAAGGAGAAGAATGATGCGCGACAAAACACCAACAGCGACCCTTAGCTGGTCGCTGCATGTCGAGTGCCCCAAGTGTGAAGAGGAAAACGACTTAGCAGATGGCGTACACGACACCGAGAACACGATTGCCCGCCACATTTTCTCGAACGATTGGGACAAGCTCAAAGGCTGGGACGTAACGTGCCAACACTGCGCCCACGAGTTCACGCTTGGCGACGTGGAGTATTGATGTTTAACGCAGAAATGACCGCCAACAGTGCGGTCGATTGCCCAGTTAGGGCAAAGGAGCAACCATGCAAGTAACGTGCATTTTGGAGCAGTCAACATACAAACCCGGCGACCAAGCACCTGAGGGTTATTTGGCCTGGCATGAGTGGGCAGAAACCCAACACAAGGCTGGGCTGCGGCAAAAGGAATGCGGGCGCTGCGCAAAGTGGAAATACCCGCAGGAACTGAGCGCACAGATTGACGAGTGCGTGATGCAGAGCCGCAAAGGCCCGGTCACCTTGAAAGCGCATGTGTGCCACAAGTGCGCGGCCCCTAACGCCGTGGTCAGCGGCCAGCCACCAACCAAGGAAACAGCAATGACTACAACCCCCGAAGCTGGTCCGATGGACCTACCTGTTATGCCGCTGGAACGCCTGATGGCGCTTGTAGATGCTCACGTAGATGATGCGAGACTGCACTGCAATGGCCTTGCGGCGCGGTCAGAAGTCGCAGCCTCGCGCGTAAAACTGAACGATGCGCTTTCCGAATTGATCTACCCCTGTTGCGACCTTCTTGCGCACTGCGACGAAAACCCGCCCATGGGTGACAGCCTTTGGAGCGTGCGGCAAATACGCGCTGCTCTGGGGCATAACGCGATATAGACGGCACGCCACCGGATACATCTTGGCACTTTTCCACGAAACCAGCTTCTAGCCCGCGTGCAATAAGGGTTAGTAGCTACTATAAACATAGCGCATAGTTGTCGCAAGCGGACTATTTAGGCCAGGCGGCGGTTAGGGTTTCGACGTCGTTGATATGGCGTCCAGTTTTAGCTGCAAGCTCTGCACCAGCTTCTGCCATGACGTTGACGGACTCTCCGAGGGTAGCGGCTGTGAGAGTGCAGGTATTGAGACTGGTGTTGGCGACAAGCAGGGCGGAGGCGGTACTGTCGCGCAGCCCATTAAGAGCCACCCGAGC